TTCAATGCGCAAGCGATCCCGGTGTGCCCAAAGCTCGGGAAGAGAAAACCGCTTGAGCCTGCGGCCCTGAATCTCATACTCAGCGGCGGAAAGATTGGAGGGGTTGGACAGGTACGCTTCAACGGCCTCAAGCGCTTTACGGGCCTGCGTCCTGTTGTCCAATGTGTTGGCCGAAAAACTTGGGCGCACAGTGATGCGGCCTTCGCCCACCGTGAAAACATCGCCCGCTTTTGAAACCTGCGCCCGGTAGTCGTAAACGCCAGCCGTCCATGCTGCCGTGGTGGTGGCCGATGCCTGAATCAGGTGGCTGTCACCACTGGCCGTGCCAGTGATGGTGATTTTGCTGGCCGCATTGATGAGGATGTACGACAGAACCCAGCCGAGACTGGCCGGGTAATCCGTCAGTGTCTTGAGCCAGCGCGTGGTGTCACCGGCATTGATGGATGATGGTTCGGTTGTAGAGATTTCTGGCATGGTTGGCGGACGCAAAAGCGCCAGGGTTTCGCCAACTGTGCCGATTCATGTGTGACATCGACAAGGCAAGCCATGTCACAATGTGTTGTCAATGATTCTGTAAATTTGCCTAGCTGATAGCTTGAATTTACGCTCTAAGTACGACACGCGCTCACCGCTTTGGTGAAGCCGCCTGATTTCTTCATTTCGCTGGCTGGTGCCTTCACCAGGACGCCTTGCGACATAAAGCCGATCCCCCCCAAACACATCACGCACCTGTTTTTCGGCGGCATCAATTACGGCCCGCTCAAGACGTGGCGTGAGTGCCATGATGCATCGCAAGGTGTACTCAACCACATCATCGGTGTGCTTGACTGTGTGCAATGCATCAAAGTCAACAATGGTCGATTGCTCAATGGTTGCTTGATTCTTGGGTGTGCGTGGATTTGTTGTTTTCACCATGATCTGGGCTGAATGTTGGGTCGGCGGTTTTGCCGGTTGATGATGGGGTTTGGTTTTGGCGCTGGATCGGGCTGGGCTTCGACTGGTTGCTGTGGTGCCTGCACTTCGGCATGCACCGGCTTGCCGTCCAGATAGGCTTCGATGCGATCCCAGTCCGTTTTGGTGGCCCTGTGCAAACGCAATTCGGGATGGTGGGCCGCTGAAAACGCATAAACCCAGGTGTCAAGCGGCTCATTTCGCGCACCGCGACGATTCTCAAAACGGTTTTTGCTGGGGTTGTAAATTTCGCCCACCAGGCCCGTGAAAAACTCCGGCTGGAGCTGGTCACTGAAATGGGTCATGCGGTCTTCGGGTTGCTTGTCAGCATCGGCGCTCAGTCGGCTGTAGAGCCAATGCTTTGCACCCACGGTGCCAACGTGGTAAACCATCACGCCTTTCTTGTCGCTTCGGCCCTTCCAATCAATGTCATGGAGCTTGCCTTTGCTCAGGATTGGCGCATTGTTTGGCACAGCGCCAAAAATCGCCATTGGCCGTTTGACGCGCCGTTGGCGCACAAAGTTTTTGACGGCCTCAGTCCTGTGACCGCCAGCGTCTTGGCACATGGCCTCGATTCGCAAACTTCCCCCACCTTCGCGCTCGATGGGTCGGTTGAGCAGATCGGCCAATGCTGCCCACACCGGCTCATCGGCTGGGTCTCCGGGCAGTTCGATGTAGTCCAGCGTCCAGAAAGCCAAGCCACGGCCCCAGCCGACGATGTGCACGGCCAGCCGGTTGTCTTGCGTGTCTACGCCAGCAGTGACGACCAGTGCGCCGCGCGGCGCAACGCGCAATGGATAAGGTTCAGCGCGGTCAGCAATCGCGTTATGCCGCACAGCCCGCATGGCGGCATCTTCCCAGGGTTCGGCCAGTCGGTCATTGACAAATGTTTTAAGCCGCGCGGGATCTCCCTGAATGTCGCGCCACCGATCCACCAGATCAGACCATCGCGGCCCCAGGCCAAATTGGTAGTACAGGCAATTGATGTGATACCCGCGCACCTTTGCGCCGGGATTTGTGGGCCTCCATTCGCCCGCTTTGATCATGCTGGTTTTGTGGTGCTCATCAATCTGTGCGCCGCATTCTTGGCACGTGTACCAGACCTGTGAGTTATCGGCACTCCAATGCAGACCACCCCACTCCAGGTGCTGCATGTGCTGGCAGTGTGGACATGGCACAAAAAACCGGCGCTGATCGCTTTTGTTCCAGAGCGATTCGATGCGGCTGATTCCCTTGATTGTGGGGGTGCTGATGTAGAGGCGTTTATAGGTTGACGGGTAAGCGCTGGTGCGGCCATCCAGCATTTCCAGAGGATCATCGCCGCCGCTGAGGTTGTTGCTGAATTCGTCAACCTCATCCACGATCAGCTTTTGCACGGTGGTGGATTTCAGCCGTGCGGGGCTTCCTGCGTGTTCGATGTAGAGCTGTCCACCTGCAAAATCCTTAAATGTCCGGGTGTTCGATGAATCTCGGCTGGCAACGCTGGTTAAGGCACGTTTCATGGCTGGCGTTTCTTCAATGGTGGGTGTGAGCTTTTGCGCCACCCATTTGTTCATTGAGACTTCACCAGGAAGGCAAACCATGATCGGGCCGGGATCGTGATCCATGCAGTAGCCAAGCGAGTTGACGGCCACCTCTGTTTTGCCAAACTGAATGGGAAACATCAGCACCGTGTCATGCACGGCACTGCGGGCGCTCATGCAGTCCATGGGCTCGCGCAATGGTGGGTTGTTGTCGGTGATCCACTGCCCAGCCTGTGCACTGCCTTTGCTGGAAAGCCTGCGCTCAAGGTCGGCCCACTGGCTGACTGTCAGGGGTTTGCGCGGCGACAGTGCGCGGGCCATGGCCCTGAGGCCAGAGACGCGCGGATTGGCAAATGCAACACGGTCAAACATTCTCAGCCTCGCCTGCCATGCGGTTGAATTTGTCGGCCAGGTCATTCAGCAGTCGCTCGACCTGATCGCTGAGCGTGGCGCGGATGGCGTTTTCATCACGGCCCACAAGCTGAGGCGGAAGCGTTGCAGACCACGCCTCCAAACGCCCGCGCAAGGTGGCCCCTGCATCGGCCATCATGGCAATGACATCGGGCTTTTCCATCAATTCGCCAGCCTCTTTGCGCCACGATGCATGCTCACGCTCAGCGGCCCAATGCTCACGCTTGGCCTTGGCCGTTTGGAAGTCATAGCCGCGACTGGCTGGGCTGAATTCTTGCTCGGTGTCTTGTTCGGTTTCCGTCTGCGTCTGTTGCTCTTGATTCTCAGAATGGCCGGTCATGGCCTGAGCGCCACGGGCGTTTGCATGCCGTGATGCCACGCCCGCTTTGGATGGGTCTCTTGTCTCCGCAATTCGCGCAATGCTTTCGGCCACGCGCACCATCTTGCCGTCATCTGTCAAGACCAATCGGCCCTCTTTTTTGAGCTGGTAGGCGTACGTGCGCTTGCATCCGATGTACTCGGAAAACTCAGGAACTGAAAGCGTCTCGGGTCTTGCTGTCATTTTGCGGTTGCCAATGCCTTTTCAATTTCCTGATCAAGGATTTGCTTGAATTTGGCTTCAACAACAGGGCTGGCAATGGCCTCCATGTCAAGGCGTTTTTCATACTTTGCGGGCGTGTCTTCAAACACAATGACAGGGATCAACTTACCCGGCCCCCCTGAGCTGCCGGGAATGCGCCGCCAAATGCCCAGTGGCGCGTTTTCCCACCCCTTGCCTTTGGGGATGCCAAAGAACAGTTGAAGCGGCTGGCCTTTCTGGCCTTTCCTTCGATTGGTGCCGCCAGCTCCAATGCGCCGAGCGATGGCCGCGCTGAGTTGGCCGTTTTCTGCGGCCTCTTTGAGTTTGACGATCAGGCCGCGCGGGATGTTGCCAAAGGCGTTGAGCTGGATGTTTCCGGGCAACCGAATGCCCGCTTCATGCGGATCGTAAATTCCGCCCTCAGCCTGCAATTGCAGGTACTTGGCCTGGATGTCTTTGAACCCGACTTCGGCCACCAGCTCTTCGCGCGTGGCCCGTTTGGTGTAGGTGCCATTTTTGGTGAACGGTGTTGGCCGATCAAAGGCCTTGTCCAGTTCGCCGGGAATAGCCTTTTTGACCTCGACAGCGGTTTTGGTCAGGGCCGAAGCCACCGCGAATTTGACTTGCTTGAGGCTGGTGGCCATGGCCGCTTTGACGGCGGCGTCATTGACATCAACTTTGATCTTCATGGCTGACTTTCCGTTTTTGAGGCCGTAGAGGCGTTTTTCACGATCAGGGCATCCAACCCCCTGGACAATGTTTTTTCATCGCCTGTGAGCTGGATTTGCATGGCCCTGAGGCCGGGGAACAGGTCTTGATCCTGCAAAGACTTCACAAGCTCGTGCAATTCAGGCCAGGACTTGACCACTTCCTGAAACTT